ACGCTAAGATAGGGAAATTTATCTTAATTCAACTCTCTTTTTTGCTTTTACTGAATTTTATTTTGGACACTATTGGTAAAAAAGGCGATTTTTGAGGGGTGGGGTTACGGGTGGGGTTACAAAGTGGGGTTACATTTTTGAAAAAGTGGGGTTACAAAACTCTTGCCAAGCCCCCACAGTAGAGAGGTTACCAATGAACAAAAAGGGGGGGATTGATATAAGAAACTTACACTTTGTGGACAACTTTTGAAAGCCCATTTTTAGCGCAACCACCTATATATACGGGGGGGGGCGTTATTAGCGGGTATGTATTGGAGTGTTTGGGGAGGGGGACACCCTAATATGGTCAGTCGTTAGACAACATGGGAGGCATCGGTATATACTGATAACCCCCTTCGTCTTTTGCCTTTATACCTACACATCTTGTTATCTGCTTGTCAAAAAAGAAATAAGCAGTATCTGTTATAAGTTGCCCTTGATCTTTTCTCTTAATGATAACGGATTTCATAACCATAGTTTTGTCAAATTTAAAATGAGTGCGTGCTGTTATTAACGAATCCTCAAGGTGCCGTATCAAAGCAATTTTATCATTGACTTCTTGTAGTTCAGGCTTAATGTTTGTAACACCTGCCCATGGTTTTAAGAATTGCAGTTTCTCACTTACTTCCCCCTTAAGGTGGTCGATTGACCGTCTCATGTTTACACCTTTTGATGTCTCATCAAAGGTCAAACTTGCAGGTGTGAGTGAATCCATTTTTATTATTTCAACTTCTTCACCAGCTTTTTGCATAGCCTTAAAGCCTTTTTTCACAAGGGTATTAGCGATTTCATTTTTGGTCTTTTGGCAAGATGACAACGCCATAATGAGAAAGAAAATAAAATAATATTTTTTCATAATTAAAAGAATTTGCTGATGCTACCTATAACTTCAAATACATTTATGATACGGTTTACTTCAAACTCCTGCTCGTCGAAATTGGGGTTTATTGGAACATATCGAAGAAATTTTTTAGAAGACCCACGACGAATAATCTTAATTGTGCGAATTGTGTCAAGCACTACGGCATACATCTCACCGTATTGAATATCGTCAATAGTGCATGGACGCAGAGCTATAATGTCACCGTGACTAATCTGTGGCTCCATAGAATGTCCAGTAACATTACACCAAAGATGTGCCCGGTCAAAACCAGGCACAATGATATTGTGGTCTGGCAATGAAACTTGTGAGTTGTAAATCTCACTGAATCCTCCGAGAAAATCGACATCATAATAAGGCTGTCCCACTTTGGGGTC